GGTTCCTTCTGCAAATGGGTTGGCGACAATACCATAACGGGTCTTGAAGCCAATTTTTGGTTGGAAGGTGTCCTGACCGACGGCACGAACCATCTGGAGAGGAACATATGGGCAATAGAAGATACCTGCGTCATATGCGCTGGATCCCTTATAACCAACAACATAATACTGGTCATTACCAGTGTTGTTAGGATTGACGTTTGAAGAATAAGGATCGATATATACACGATACTTACCTTGGAGAACACCAGCGAAGGTGTTACCAGTGTCATCAACGTTGAGGTTTGCGTTGAGTGCAGGGGTGTAATCGAGTACACCAGCCATGGTTAGAGCGGAAGCAACGTCTGCGGAACAAACGATGGTGTTGCCCTTTCCTCTACGAGTTCTTTGTGCGATTGCGTTAGCGTCTCTTTCGATCTGGAAGAGTAGACCCTTGAACTTCTCAACTGACCAACGACCGTTGGAGTCAACGTCGAGGTCGAATACACCAGGAGTTGCGGTGTTGGTTACAGCACCTTGCTCAGCAACCTTATAAATGGTTCTGATGACTTCTCTGTTGATTTCAGCGAGGATCTCAGTTGAGAGAAGGTTAGCAAGTTCTGCCTCAGCGTTTAGACCGTGGATTGCCTTGAGGTCCTGAGCGAGTTCTAATGAGTACTCAGCTTTTAGAGCTCTTGACTTCGCGGTTACAGTGACTTTCTCGATCGAGAATGCCATCTGGTTGAATGCGTTAGCAGCGTCGTCTCCGAGTGCCTCAGCATCTCCAGTTTGCATACCCTGACCAACGTTATATGGTGAAGGGTTGGTGGCTGCAACACCTACTGGGTTTAGTGCATATGGGTTCGAACCGCTCTGAGCAGTAGTACCGAAACCAACGTCTCCATCAGAGAATCCGCCTTCAAGGTTACGGCTATTGTTCTGACCAGAGAATGCAGAATCGACTTCATTGAAGAATGTTTCGTCGCCAGTCTGGCTCTGATAACGGGAACGCATTGCAAAGATGAGTCCAGTAGGACCGGACATTGGCTGAACACCACAGATGTCGTATGCAATGAGGTTAGGCATTGCACGACGGATGAGGCTGATTAGTACTGGATCGAAACCAGCAACAGGACCAGCTGCAGCAGCGTCACCAGAGAAACCTGCAGGGGATGAACCTGCGGACATTGTTGGAGCAGCTTCTCCGAGGAATGAAGCAGCTTCACGGGATTCTCTTTCTTGGTTCTCAAGAAGTTGTGCAGTTACTGCACGTTTGTGGGAATCTGTGATTGCTCCTGAACCTTCGTGGTCCAGGATTGGAGCCCACTTCTCCATTAACATTTGGGTATTAATTCCGTCCATTTGTTTTTTATACCTCTTTTTTAAAGTGTTGTTGAATTGCGGTTTGAGTATTATCTAGAAATCACTTTTTAGCAACGTTGGAAAGAGCTCTTAAATAAGCGTCCATGGTAGACGAATGAGTCGTCTCCTGGAAATTAGCTTCTTCTTTTAGATTTTCCGTTTCGTCAGCAGGAGTACTAGCGTGCTCTTGGAAATAAGAATTTCTCAGAGTTACCAGTTTCTCACGATAGCTCTCTTCACTCTCAAACTCAACACTTTCTGCGAGGCGTGCAAACTTATCTTGTTGCGAAACTGCCAAACCTTCGGCAACTTCAGCAAAAATTCTGTCAGCAGCACTCTCCGAGAGTCTCTTATTGAGCTCAATATTGCGCTCAATTTGCTCGTTGAGTTTTGTCTCCATATCATCAAGTTTTTGTACCATATTCTCTAGTACATCATATTTCTCTTCAGGCATTGATACATAATGTTCTTCAAAGAGTGCCTTCATACCATCCATGAAGGACTCTGCGATTTCAGTCTTGAGTCCACTCTCAACAGCGAGAGCATTCTCTTCTAACCATTCTGATGAAACATACTCAAGGTATGAATCAACACGTTCGGTTAGTTCAACTTTAATCTCTTCTACCTCTTCAGATAGAGCAGCAGCATAGTGCTCTTCTAAAACAGATTGAATTTCTTGTGTTCTAGCGTGTAAAGCAGACTCGAATACAAGTTTTGCTTTTTCTTTGAACTCTTCGGAGAGATCTTCGTCACCTAGAAGTGCATTGACATCTTCAGCGATAGCTGCGTCTAGATCAGCAGTTTCTTCTTCAGAAACAACTTCTTCTTCAGTTACTTCTTCTTCAGTTACTTCTTCTTCAGAGACTACTTCTCCTTCCAATTCAGTTTCTTCTTCTTTCATGGAAGAACCGCTCTGACCTGGAGTTGCAACTGAAGTTGCACTCTTCTCTGCAGCTGCTGCTGGTTTTGCACCCTTATTAACAACATCCCTTACTTGCTTAAGGGTTGCACCAGGAGTTTTTAGGGCATTGCTACCATCATCTGGCTTGCTGTTTTCTGGAGTAGGGCCACCCAAATCTTCCCAACTGCCTGTTTGACCGGGGGTTGAGACTGGAGTTGCACTCTTCTCTGCAGCTGCAGGAGCAGATGCGCCGGAATTTACAGCGGTTTTGGATTGTGAAGTGCCGCTGCCTGAACCACCGCCCTGACCGGGGGTAGTCACAGATTCCATTTCTTGTAAATTGTTACCACGGGACATTTGAACTCTCCGATTACCTGTTATAATCTGTATTTATTTATAAATTATAGATTTGATAGAAACTCGTTGAATAAATTTAACTTATGTTCATCAAGTCTTCTTTGATCGACAAGAGTGTTAATTCTCTTTTGTGTCTTTTCAGCGAGTTGTTCACGAAGGATTCCTCCTTCCCAAACCCACTCCTTTCCTTCCATGATTCCCTGAACAAAAGCATCGGGTGCGGAAGGATCGGCAACGATATCAGCAGCAGTTGCTAACATGAAATCTTCAC